TTCTTTTACTGGATGGGATTCCAAATACTTAATCTGCTCATTAGCGTGATACAAGCCTGATTTAAGATTATCATTTTGCGTTGCCATCAAGTTATATTGCCGTTTCCAATAAGTAGCGTTTTTAACTGGCTCACCACCATCATTGAGTTCTTTTACTGGATGGGTGCAATTACATTGATTGGGAATCCTATGGCAATATTTACAAAAAATATTTTGGCTCATTTCTCTTGTGCCTCTTTAATATCTTCTTGCAAACCCATGCGGAACATTTCTTCAGCAGTTCCAACTGCAACCATAATCATTGCTCTTAGCTTATTCATTTCTTCCAAAGTTAAAAAAGCAATCCCAGCACTTATTCCAAAATCCCATTGACCATTTTTATCTTTGTGTATGCTTATCATTTCTCACTTGCCTTTCTTAGTATTGCTAAAGCATCTGAAGCAATCTGTCGCATTACATAAACTGTATCTTTGTAATTAGTAGATTCCCCAGCAATTTCACCAGTAGCTATTTGTTCTAGGGCTTCTTTGTATGACTTTAAGACCGCACCCTTTACAAATATTTCCGTTTCTAAAAGTTCTACATTTTCTGCGCCCAATAAAATTGCTTGTGCGTTATATCCCGCTTGCAATAAAGCACATTGCTTTTTTAACGCCTCGATTTCAGCTTGTTTCTGGCGTAGCATTTCATTAAGTCTTAAAATTACCAACTTAGCACCTTCTAAATCTTCAGCTAGTTCATTTGCGTTCATAGATATTCCTCTGCCAATGCCCAAAGACGCTCATTAATCTGAACTAACGGGGTGGCTCCAGTAATACCACGTGAGGTCATCTGCCGACCCTTTTTTGTGCGGTAGGTGATTCCACCTTTAACTAGGTTCTCTTGAACTCGGTTTAACACCTTCCAGAGTTCTCCACCTGAATCCTCCTCCCTACGTGAATTGAGTAGGTCACCTGCGCGCATGTTTGAGCCGACAACTTTGAGGGCAATCTCGTTTGCATCAAGAGCGAAGTCGTACATGCGGTTACCAGTGAGGATCTTCCTTTGAAACTTCTCAATCCTTTGCGCGGCGAGTTGGGCTGCGGCAATGACCTTTTGGCTCTCTTGAATTACGGCTTCCTCAGTCACGTCAACATGGCGCAAGCGGGAGCTATAAATATCAGCAGACTTAACAATTAATCCATTCCCGCAAATCATACGGAACAGTGCAGCGTCCATGCGTAATGAAGTTGAGCCATCGTTTGAATTGACGACTAACACTTCAGGGATTGTACCGTTGATTTCATTGCTGAGGTCTTTGTGCCGCAGGCGAATAAAATGTTGAACAATACGGGGATCCCTGACGCGCGGCTTCATAGAGTGTACCTGCGTAACTATAAAGTCATGCTCAGTCATAATGTCAATGACGTCAGTGGTATGAATGACTTGATACTTATTTGAAAGACCCTCGGATTGCAAAGGATCTCGGGCTGCTACGGGCAGTTCTAATGTCATTGTATTTCCTTTATTTAAGCGGTTATAAGGTGAAGCAGTTGAAATTATAGCTCAGATTGCTTCAGGGAGGCAAGGAGTTTTTACCAGTGAAAACCCTCATAAATTAAAATCAACTATAATTACTCATGTCGGCAACTTAACTTACTTTAGTTCTACCCACTCCTCCTCGCAGAGTTGACCGACATCATTAGGGAATCACGGATTCCTAGAGTGGGTAGACCTAAAGTGAGTTTGGTTTTTATAAACTTAATGCGAGATATTTAATGGCTAACAGATTTGGATTTAACCTCGGGGATTACAATACCGAGGATATAAAGAGTAACGATAACTTCAAACATATAGTACCTGAACGCATGCGCAATGCAAAGCGTTGGTTACTTTGGCGCAGTGAGAAGGACAAAGGTAATAACCGCTCCCGTAAGGTTCCGTATTATGCTGACGGAACATTCAGACGCGGCACTCTTGATACCCCTGATGATTTAGAAAGATTAACGTCGTATGACGTCGCAGTGGCAAAGCTCGGTGAGGGTGACTTCACTGGCTTAGGCTTTGCGTTGGGGCGGGACGGTGACGGATACTGGCAGGGAATTGACCTAGACAATATCAAAGAACACAAGAACGACTCACTAGCGGAAAGACTTCCAGGATACGTAGAAATGAGTCCGAGCGGTAACGGGGTGCATGCGATTGGTTACGGTGAATACTTCCGTGGAAAGAATAGAAGTGGGGAGCAAGGCTGGGAGTATTACTCCCGCGCTAAGTACTTTACCTTTACGGGTAATGTATTCCGTGACGGAGAGATAACTGACCTTAAGCCCTTCATCAAAAGAAACATAGACCGCGATCTCTCAGATGATGAGACTGAAAGCAGGGGTGGATTAGGGCAATTGATTTTGAGCCAATCTCAAATAGAAGATATTGAACGCGCCCTCAAGTTCATTAACCCTGATTGCCCGCGTGACACTTGGCTGCAGATTGGCTTCTCCCTTGCCCGAGTTCCTGAGGGATTCAGGTTGTTTTACGAATGGTCTAAGCGTTCGTTAGGGGTTCATCATGCTATTGCTAGTGATGCCGACATTGAGGATCAATGGAATGATGTATACGCAAACTCTCGTGGGGAGATTAGCCTCGGGACGTTATACCATTATGCTGCAAAGAACCCCGACTTTGAGTATACTGAGATCAGTCAGGAAGTAAAAGAAATTGCTTCAACGGAGAATGATCCGTTAATCATAGACGTTGAGCAATGGTCAGGTGCACCAATTACTCCTGACTGGGTGATTAATGAGTTTATTGGCGAGGGTGTGCGCGTTATTTCAGGTGCCACGGGTAAAGGTAAGACGTCTATCATTGCTCCACTTTGCGCCAACGTAGCGCATCTTTTAGAATATAACTTCCTCACTCCGCGTCATCGTCGTGTTGTTTTCTATTTTACTGAGGATACGAATCAATTGAATAGAATGATCATGGGGATGAAGAAACATCAAAGCAAGGAGTTTGAAACCCCCGAGGAGAAAGAGGCAGAATGGCGTCATTACTTTCAAATCAAATTGACAAAGCGGTATAAAGTCAACCAGATTAAAAAACTAGCCGAGGCAGTAAGGGAACACACGAATGAGCAGGACGGAAAGATTATTCAACCCCTCGTAGTGTTTGATACTCAAGCGGCAAGCCTTGACGTTGAAGACGAGAATAACAACGCAGAATTGTCTAAGTTCATTAGTGCTATAAAACTTTACTTCTGGGAGTCTAACCGTATTCCCGTTTGGATTGTGACGCACATTACAAAGATGAGTGCGGAGAATGATGATTACTCCAGTTTGACCTCGCGTGGTGCTGGCTCGGTCGCGGCGGACTGTCACGGAACAATGGGTATTGTACACCCAAAAGACTTTACGGGCAGGATACTAGGGAATATCAAGGATAGAGACGGAGCGAGTAGGAAGGAGATACGTGCCGAAATAACACAACACGTAACTGATGCCCTTACACCTTACGGCGAGCCTGATACCCTCTCGTATTACACAACGGAATACTTTGAGTCTGACCCCAATGACCGTGCGGTAATTAAAGCGGAAGCCGCCAATGATCAACTCATGCGTAAGGTTTATGCCGCCATTCATGAATTAGAGCAACAGAAATTAGTCGTCACGCTTGAATTGTTAGCTAATCAAAAGCTCGGGGGACACAGGGATAAGATTAAGTCGGTTCTGATTGACCTTGAAAAGATGGGGAGAATCTACCAGACCAACCCCGCCGACCTCACAAAAGAGCAACGTAAAGATTTAAACTTGAGCAACCGCGCTGGCTTGTTTTATAAAATATTAGGGACTTACATTGGATAATTCAATCCGTCTGAGTAAATTCGCTATCCGTCTGATAGGTTTTTCTAACCGTCTGAACAGAGACGGTTTGAAAAGCTATAAGGTATTAGCGTTGGAGTGCCTAACCGTCTGGAAAAAGTCTATCCGTCTGAGCGGAGACGGTTTGAATGACCTGTTACGAACCGACGTATTAGTGGGGGTATCCAACCCCCTAATAGTCATAGGTGAGTCCTATCCGTCTCGTCTCTTTTCTCTATAGAGACGGTTCGGATTGAAATTGAGGAGGAATAAATAATGGAAATTACTTTGAGTGCTGCGGAATTGTTTCTTTTGAGCTGGGCAGTTTTTGCGACTGTTGCGGCGGGGTATTTATTTTTTGAAGTCAAGAAGTTGGCGTTTATGTTGCTGGCGATTAGCTTGACCTTGCGTGACATTGGTGAAGGGAAAGCCACTGCGGAAATGAAGGACGGCATGCTGAATATTAAGCGTATTTTGCCTTTGAGTAAAAATGAGCGATAATTCTCTTAAATCAACATTTTAGGACTCGTATGACTTCTGAGACAAAGAAGCCTTCTGGCGGGCAAAAAGCCAATGAAAACGCTGCAAAGAGAGGAGCATTCGTTGCCCTCCTCCGCAGGAAGATAACTCAAGACCCGAAGAAGCTAGACCGCATAGCGGATACCTTGTTTAAGCTAGCTGAGGAAGGTGACATGAGTGCCATCAAAGAGATTAGCGACCGCCTAGACGGTAAAGCGATTGCTGCCGTTGAGATGAGTGGACCTGACGGTGACCCAATTCAAGTAGAGCAGGCAGGAACCTTTGCAAAAGAGTTGATGGCAAAACTCCTCGCAGTCAAACAGAAAGAGGCAGACAATTGAACAACTTTCACCCTGATGGCTTTGTGCCAATGAATCCCCCTGAGCAAAAATGGAGCGATGACGTACGCGCCCTTGAGCGCGGTATTGCCTTTTTTGAGGAGCTACGCAGTAACGGACACACTGGCGTAGTCACCAGTGGCGCATCAGTAAAACCTAATTCTCCGTTGGGGGGAGTTTCATTAATGAACATTTCTCATCCTTTCAATCCTGATTCACTTGAGCAAATAGAGATTGAAATTCCTGATGACTGCATAATTCGCAGTAACGCTCCACTCAATGTAAAGCAGATTGAAGACCTCTGGACAAAGTCAGGCACAGTCTTGATTCCTGAAAAGTTTGAGAAGATTGTCCGCATGATTGAGGCTGCCCATGGCATTGTGTAAGGAGTGCGGACTGAACCCGCGCCCAATGAACTTTGCCGACATCCAGGAGCTATTTGACGTGTCTTTGACTGAAGATGCCGAAGGTGCAGAGCGATTGATTCAACTCGTACGTATGATTGAAAAGTTTCATGGTATAGGATGATGACACCTGAACGTAAAGTGGAACTGGCAGCTGCCTTGTTGACTCTCAAAGAGAAACCCAATCAGCGTATTCCTTACGGAGTAGCTGAGGTTTTAATTGAGAAATATCGCCATGCCCCTTATGCTTTGATACGCGCTGTAGAAGATATTCACGGAATAGAATGAACATCGCTGAGATTGTCAAGCGGGAACTCTCAAAGCCGAATCCGCTAGACCACCTACCACCTGCGCACCGTGCCGCGATGATGAAGCGCATGGCGTGGCTTGCTATCGCAGGTAACCATCAGATTGAACCTGCGGGAGATTGGTGGAGCATATGGTTACTACTCGCGGGGCGCGGCGCAGGGAAGACCCGTACAGCCGCTGAGGAATGTTGGTGGACTGCATGGAATGAACCGAACATTCGTTACCTTGTGTCTGCTCCTACCTCCGCTGACGTGCGGGATACCTGCTTTGAGGGTGAGTCGGGAATCCTGAACGTCATCCCGCATGAGATCATCATGCCTAACGGATATAAGTCATCGCTCAATGAGTTGACACTCATCAATGGCTCGCTAATCAAAGGTATTCCCGCTAGTGAGCCTGGACGCTTCCGTGGTCCACAGTTTCATCATGGCTGGCTGGATGAACTCGCAGCATGGGACTACCTTGATGAGTCATGGGATATGATTCAGTTCGGGATGCGCCTTGGGCAACGTCCTAAGTTGATCTGCACAACGACCCCAAAGCCAAAGCCGCTGATTGTTGACCTCGTCGCGCGTGACGGTGATGACGTAGCGTATGTTTCAGCGAGCACGTATGACAACATTGACAACCTCGCCCCGACGTTCAAAAAGCAGATCCTCCAATACGAGGGAACGACAATCGGTCGTCAAGAGTTATACGCCGAGTTGATTGACCCTGAGGAGAGCGGCATCATTAAGCGTCCATGGTTCAAACTCTGGCCAGCGGGTCGCGCCCTGCCTCAGTTTACTTACGTCGTTCAATCCTACGACTGCGCCACGAGTGACAAGACCGCAAACGACCCGACTGCCTGCGTAGTCCTCGGGATCTTTAAGCCCAGCCCAGACAAGCCAATGTCAGCCATGGTGATTGACTGCTGGACTGAACACATGCAATACCCAGACTTGAGACCGAGGGTTGTTGAGGAATATGGCTCAATCTACGGTGATGATGACGAATGGGGTAACGGAAAGAAAGTAGACCTCGTTCTGATTGAGGACAAGTCTGCGGGTATCTCATTGATTCAAGACTTACAACGTGCTGGGTTACCCGTCAGAGCTTACAATCCAGGTCAAGCCGACAAGACTCAGCGACTCAACATCGTCTCTCCAATCATTGCTCGTGGCTTAGTGTACCTGCCTGAGAGCGAAACAAAACCTAAGACGCACCGTAGCTGGTGTGATCCCCTCGTCAATCAACTGTGTGCATTCCCTGAGGTAAGGCATGATGACCTTGTTGATGCTACCTCTCAGGCTTTGCGCTACTTACGGGATGCAGGCTTCCTCACTACTGACTGGGTTAATGATGACTCAGATATGTACGTTGATGAGACCCAACCGCGCAGAATCAACCCGTATGCCGTTTGATGAGCTATAATTTGCAGAAATCAATTCAGGTCAATTCAAATGGCTAACTCCTCAGTAACCGTATCGGGTATAAGTGATTCTGACCTTGCAGCCCTGCAACGCGCAGGTATGGACGGTGGATTCACTACTCCTTCAATTGATGATATGCGTTACGCTACTCAAGTAGCTCCTGCGTATACTCCAGCTGCTACTCCTTCCTTCATGGAAACATTGCCTACTCTTGATGAAGCGAGCAATTACCTCGCTAACTTACCTGCACAGGCGCAACGCCTACTCACCAATCCCGCCGCGTTTACTGAGATGCTAACGGGTAATAATCCGCTCCCTGAGCAGGCTGGCTTTGCTGCCTCGGCTACTGGGTTGCCTGCTCAAAACCCAAACTCCTTGTTTACCCCTGCGGGCATGGCGTATAACACGGGTTATGAATCGGGCGAGCCTGTCTCAATCGCCGCGATGGGCGTGCCTGCCCTCGCGCCCGCTGGTCGCTTCCTCGGTTCTGCCGCTGCTGACCGCATCATGGCTGGTAAGGCGTTGATTCCTGGTACCAATACCGAATACTTGAACCCGCAGATCATGTCTGCTGTCAAGAACAAAGGTGGTAACTGGGCGCAGAACTCAGTCAACCGTTTTGATGCCCTCAAGTATCCTATTCAAAACGTCGGTAACAGCAAGTTTGACTTCATACGTGACAACACAAACCCCGCAAAGGTAGCCGAGCACATTGCAGAACTTCAGAAGGTGGGTTACTCACCTGAGCAGATTCGAGAAGTGCAAAATGAGATAGCGATCAACAAGTGGGTAGATTCAAAGATTAAGCCGTACATCCGTAATGAAATGGGGACGCCGACTGATCCAGTACTCGCACTGCATGAGCAAGGTATAAGTCATATACCTGACATTGGCACTGAGCATTTTGATCCAATCTACTGGATAAAAGAACAGCGTCAAAAAGCAGGTATGCCTGAATCAGGATTCGCAAAGTCACCTCAAGCAAAAGACTGGGAAAACCGAGCAGACCAATCAATAAAAAATACTCCCGCTCAATTTATTGCTCCTGGCTCAAACAATTACAGCGCAGACCTCGGAGTATTAGCAGGTAAGAACCCCGACGCTACAGTGCATGAATTGAGCACCAATGCTCGCCGACTCGGTTTTGAGCACTTAACCGATGAACTCAAGAACGCAATCGCTCACAACTCCGACCTACCTGCTCACCTACGCTTGAAGCCTGAAACACTGGACAAGATGACCGTGCCGCATGCCGTCAAGCACGTAGCAAAGATCAACAAGTACCGCGCTGAGCAGATGGCTCAAGCTGCAAAAGAGGGTCTCAAAGATTTTCCAATAGTGCATGAGGGTGGCGATGGATTCAAGATTCATGAGTTGAAATTACCTACACATTTACGTGAACTTGATGAAGGTCATCAACTTGTTCCTTTTACGAATGAATACGGTAAACCTGTTCACAATATAATTGATAAAAACACTGGTAAACAACTTGTAGATACGACTAAAGAAGCCTACCATGCAATAGAGCAATATAGTCATAAAAAGAATTACGAACAACTCGACAAAGCCCTCAAGAACGAAGGTGAGCAGATGGGTCACTGCGTAGGTGGTTATACTGATTCCGTAGCGAGGGGAGACTCCCGTATATTCTCATTACGTGATGACAAAGGTGGAGCGCATGCTACCGTAGAGGCAACTCCTAGTCGGCAAACTTACAATCCCGCTTTAATTCCTGATGAAGTAAAAGCGAAGATTGATAAAAAGGCTTATGACGAAACGGTCAAGGCAGGTTACCCAAAAGACTCTATGGGTTGGCATAATCACTACACTGGCGTACAGATTCAAGAAGGTGAGAAGTACTTCAAGAATAATCCCATGCTTAATATCCAGCAAATCAAAGGTAAAGGTAACGGAGCAGTAAGCGATAAGTACCGTAACTATATCAAGAACTGGCTCAATAAAGAAGCAGATAAGATTGGTCAGGCTCAAGACTTAGACAACATTGGCGTAATTGATTTGAAAAACGGAATCATACGTCGTGAGAACCTAGACCCAAAGATTATCAAAGCTCTTGAGTCAGGCGAGCTAAAGCGATTTGCGTCTGATGATGAAGTGCGCGACGTCATGAATAAGCCAAACAGGGAACAAAACCTCGCAAAGTTTCTTGAGCCTAGTGTTGATAAAAATATTTGGTATCACACTTCAAATAATCCTGAAATTGCTAATAGCACAATTAAACCTAATGTACCTAATATGGGTGAACATTCTAGTATCAGCCTAACTGCGACTCCAGAGTCTGCTAGCAGTTTTGATCCTAAATTTAAATCTTTTGAGAAAAATCCAGAGCATGTTGAGAATAAAGCAATTTATCCCGTACATGTTCAAGTTAAAAAACCTTTTGATTATAACAACCCTAAGCATTTCAGAGAATTAGAAAACTACTTTTATAACAATTACAATGAAATTGATACAGATCAATTTATAGATGAACTCAAATATTTTAAACACCAAATAAAGAGGAATCCTGAATTAGATACATGGGAAACTATGGAATCTTACCCTGTTCAAAAAGCAATACGGGATTTAGGATATGATGGATTTTATGCTCAAGAAGATAGAAATAAAAATTTAGCGGTGTTTAGTTCAAATCAAATTAAATCTAAACACGGTAATGAAGGAACATATGATGTAAAAAATCATTTGATGCATAAGAAAACAGGTGGTAGAGTCAAAATGGCAGAAGGTGGCGAGCCGCCGAAGTTAACTCCATTCGAACAATTTAAAATAGACAACGCAGAGCGCATACGTCAAGGGCAGGAAGATATCGCCAACCGCAATAAATACAATCCCTACAAAGGTAGTGATAGACCTGTACCGACCTCAAAAGGAATGTCAGGTGGAGCGGGTTATGTTCCTGGTACAACGAATCCATTTAACCCTGACAGCCCCCTGAATCGTAAAAATGGAGGTAAAATTCCGTCAATAGACGAAATGCGCCTCACAATACTTAGGAATAAATAATGCCTGAAATGCCGATTGACCCAGAATACGGAAGACATGTTGCTCCTTTGAGCGGTGAGGAATTCACAAATGATGAAGATGAAAAATCAATATTTGACATTCCTGAGGAAGAATCCGAGGTAGAAGAGTTAGAAGACGGCAGCGCTATTGTTCGCTTGAATACAAAAGGACCCGATGAGTCCCCAGATTTCTACGAGAACCTAGCTGATACTTTAAACTCATGGGACATGAGCAGCATTGGTTTAAAGTATTTAGATTTAATCGAGAAAGATAAAGAAGCTCGTGAAGATCGAGACAAACAGTATGAAGAAGGATTGCGTCGCACAGGCTTAGGACATGATGCTCCTGGTGGTGCTCAATTCATGGGTGCGAGTAAGGTTGTTCACCCAGTTATGGCAGAATCTTGCGTGGACTTTTCTGCTCGTGCAATTAAAGAATTGTTTCCACCTGACGGACCAGTACGTACAAAAATTATTGGTGAGGCAAATGAGAAAAAGACTCAACGTGCTGAGCGTAAACGTGATTATATGAACTGGCAACTCACGGAGCAGATCCCTGAGTTTAGAGATGAAGAAGAACAATTAACCTCACAGTTACCGCTCGGTGGTAGTCAATATCTCAAGATGTGGCACGATGCGCAGCAAAAACGTCCGCGCGCTGAGTTCGTCCCGATTGATAATATTTACCTTCCGTTTGCCGCTGGTAACTTCTACACTGCCCAACGAGTAACCGAAGTACAAGACATAACTCAAGAAGAATATGAGTTACGCGTATCAGCTGGATTGTACATTGACACTGATATATTTAGAGCAAGTCAAGAGCCAGAAGAAAGTAAAGCTGAAAAAGCAAACAACAAGATTGAAGGTCGTAAGTCTCAAGCTGACAATATTGACGGTATTCGTAGAGTATTCCACATTAGTACATGGTTAGAACTCGAAGAAGATTCATTCAGCAAAGGTGAACGCGCCCCCTATATTCTGATGATTGATGAGAATGAGCGCACAGTAGTTGGACTCTACCGTAACTGGGAGGATGGAGATGATACCCTCACTAAGTTGGACTGGATTATTGAGTTTAAATTCATACCTTGGCGTGGTGCTTACGCTATTGGTTTACCTCATCTTATCGGTGGGCTTAGTGCTGCTCTTACTGGTGCTCTCCGCGCGTTGCTCGACTCCGCCCACATCAATACCGCTCCCACAATGCTCAAACTCAAGGGTGCGAAAATCAGCGGTCAATCTACAACCATCGAACCTACGCAAGTATCTGAGATCGAAGGAGCGCCAGGAGTAGACGACATTCGTAAGATTGCAATGCCTGTGCCTTTCAATCAACCTAGCCCTGTTTTATTTCAGCTGCTTGGTTGGTTAGATGCCGCTGCTAAGGGCGTCGTCTCCACAAGTGAAGAAAAGATTGCTGACGCAAGTAACAACATGCCCGTCGGCACTGCTCAGGCGTTGATTGAGCAGGGAGCAGTAGTGTTTAGCTCCGTTCATGCGCGACTCCACGAGTCACAGAAGAAAGTTCTGATGATCCTCGCTCGCTTGAACCGCTGGTACATGGACGAGTATTCCAAAAATGACATGGCTATTGAGTTAGGAGTCACAAAAGATGACTTTGAGCGTAATACCGACATCATTCCTGTTTCTGACCCGCACATTTTTGCTGAGTCACAGCGGTATGCTCAAATTCAAACCCTCGCAGCTCGCGCTCAGGCTAATCCTGACCTTTACAACCGTCTAGAAGTTGAGAAGCGCATCCTCAAACAGATCAAGATTCCTGACGTCAACGGCGTATTACCTGATCCACATGAAGTAGAAGACATGAACCCAGCGTTAGAAAATGTATCTATGACGCTCGGTAAACCCGTCGGTGCATTTCCCGCTCAAGACCATATTGCTCACTTCTTGTCTCATTTAAATTATGCTCAAGATCCTGTGTTTGGTTCTAACCCTATTGTGGCTCCTTCATTTATTCCTGCTTGCCTTGAACATTTGAAGCAGCATTTGACTCTCTGGTATCTTAAGCAGTGTGACGGCTATACCAGTGCTGCACTCGGTAAGCATTTTGACGTGCTCAAAGTTCAACCAATCATGGCTGAGGCACAAAAACTACTCGCCGCTTCTACTGAGCATGTGCACGCTGACTCTCAGCAGCAACTGTCGGACGTGACAAAAGGCATTGGTCAAATGCTCCAGATGCTCAAGAACCTGCAACAGCAACCACAAATGCCTACTGACCCGAACGTCATGGCGCAGGTTAAGGTTATGGGTGATGCAGCAATGGCAGAAACTAATCGTAAGGCTGCCTATGACAAAGCAGACCTAGAACTCAAAGCGCAAAAGCAGAATCAAGACGCTCAAGAGAAGGAAGCTAGCATCGTAAGTACTCAGCAGATTGAAACTGCTAAGCTAACTAACGACGCAGCAACAATGACAATTGAAAAACAATTCGAAGCTAAACAGGCAGAAGCCGAAAGAGCGCATCAAGCTCAATTAGCAAATCAAGAACACCTGCAAGCTATGCAGCAGGCGGAGCAACAAGCTCAACAAGCAGCAATCCAACAGCAAGCAGTAACTCAACAACCTCAAGGAGAATCAAATGTCTGAAGCAATCAACGCCCATAAGAAAATGGCAATGGGAGTTACCGAAGGTAACGTAATGAAAAAAGGCGGTAAGGTAAAGAAGTATGCCAATGGTGGCGCTGTAGCTGAATCTAAGGTAGCAAATCTACCCGCTAAAGGTTCTCCACTAAAACCTAACATGACCACTGGTAAGGCTAAAATTGCTACAATGAAAAGAGGCGGTGCTGCACGTGGGCGTTAATATCGGTGACCTCATCGGCTTGATAAAGAATCGGCGACTTGAAATCGCCCTTTCCCTAGCTGATGGCGGTGCTATCAATATAGAAAGCTATCATAGATTAGTTGGTCAGAATATGGGACTTGGTGAAGTCTTGATTATGATAGATCAATTAATGCAAGAATCAGAAAAGGATTTGTAGTACAACCCGCGCCGCATGGCGCTTTTAATAGGAGAGTCGTATGACTTTTGATGTAGAGCAGACGTTAGATGAAGCATTTCCTCAAGTTGATCCCATGATCAAACCTCTAGGGGCACGTATATTAGTTCAATTACGCGCCGTCAAAGAGAAAATATCTAGTGCGGGAATCCTCCTGCCTGAAGAAACCAAAGAAACTGAAAAGTGGAATACCCAAGTCGGCAAGGTACTAGCCGTGGGTCCAATCGCATTTAAAAAACGCGACAGTAATGAAGACTGGCCAGAAGGTGCATGGTGCGAAGTCGGTGATTACGTTCGTGTTATTAAGTGGGGCGGGGACAGATGGGAAGTAGACTACACAGATGAAAATGGTCTCAAAGGTAAAGCACTGTTTACGTTCTTTAATGATCATGAACTAATCGGCAAGATAACGGGAGATCCCCGTGCTATCAAAGCCTTCATTTAAGTTTTGAAAGGAAAACTAGTATGAATCCAACTGATAAGATGGAAGCGCAACTCGCAGTAGAAGAATTACAAGATGGTGGTGCAGCGGTATTACTACCTGAAGGTGAAGATAATCCACAAGACGTAAAAGCGGATGACAATAACGATGATAACGCTAATGATGGTGATAATTCTGCCGATGCTGAAGAACGAGAGAAAATTCGGGAAGCCCGTCGGGAAGAACGCCGCCTCAAAAAGCAATTACACAGAGAAAAAGCAAAAGAATCTAGCTCTCTGATTAATGCACTCAAAAAGCAGAATGAAGCACTGGCGAATCGCCTAGCGGCTGTTGAAAAGAAGACCTCAGGAGCAGAATTAGCTCGCGTTGATAAGGCAATCGAAGACGCTGGCGTTCAAGTTGAGTATGCAAAGATGAAACTTACCGAGGCAGTCAGTCAAAATGACGGTCAAGGCGTAACACGTGCTCAAGAACTATGGTACGAAGCCAAGCGCAAACTAGAATCCCTAGAAAACGTAAAGCAGAACGCCACTCGTCAGATGACTCAACCCCAGCAGCAAAACATTCAAGTACCTGACCCTATGGTGCAGAAGATGGCAGCTGATTGGATGGAAGATAATCCATGGTACGATCCGCACGGTAATAACGAAGAATCTCAAATGGCTCAAATCATTGACAAAAAGTTGACAGATGAAGGATATGATCCCTCAAGTGAAGACTACTGGGAAGAATTAAGTGACCGTATGGCTCGTTATATACCGAAGCAAAGTTCAACAGCAAAACAAACTGCTCGTCCAAGGTCAGTAATGACTAGTTCAGGTAGGGAGTCTACTGCGACTACAAAATCCAATGAATTTAGGATTAGTCCGGAGCGTGTTGCAGCAATGAAAGAGGCAGGTGCTTGGGATAATCCTGAGGCTCGCCAGAAAATGATCAAGCGTTTCGCTGATTATGACCGTCAACAAAAGAATAGAGGTTAATTATGACTGACAATCGTTTAAAAAAGAATACAACCGCAGGTCGTGAGAGTCGCGGTGGTGATGATACACGTGCAAACCCAGCCGATTCAATGGCATCAGCAGAAGAACGCCGTCGTATGTTCCGTTCTGAGTGGTTTCAAGAGGCTTTGCCTACTTTGCCTGAGATTCCTGGATTTCACACCTGCTGGCTTTCAACTACAAACCAGTACGACCCAATTCATAAGCGTTTAAGAATGGGTTATACCCCTGTAACTCCAGATGACCTGCCCGCAGGTTATGATCACCTTAAGATTAAGTCTGGTGAGCATGAAGGCTTCATCGCCGTTAATGAAATGTTAGCTTATAAGATCCCACTCGAAGTCTATCAAGACATTATGCGTGAAATGCACCATGATGCCCCAATGGATGAACAAACAAAGATCAAAGTTCAGCAGGAACAACTCCTCAACGCTAAGGATTCCAACGGAAAACGCCTTGGTCAAGTTGAAGGTGACGGTATGGATTTTGACCTTAGTCGTCAAGCTCCTTTGTTTGAGTAAATAAGTAAATTTTGGGGTAGTTAAAAATAAAATTTTAACTATTCCAAAATTGAGCTATAATTCCCTTAAATTAAAGTTGCTTCAGGCAGCTTAGACTAAATTAGAAGTAGATGCACCCTTAAAATCGCGCCCAATGTGATTTTGCCAAGTCGGCTTTGAACAAAGCTAAAAACCAAAATCCTATTAATCGTTTTAAGGAGCAATCTTATGTCAGCTATTTCCGCTCCATTTGGCTTGCGCCCTGCATTTTTTCCAACAGGTTTGGAACGTGCACAGGCATTAGCGAATGGTATCCCATCGGGCTACGCTTCAAATATTTTGAAGGGTCAACCCGTCGAGTATTACGCAAACAATGGCGTTATTCAACCTGTAACTTCTACCGAAGCATTCTCTGGATCTTTCCAAGGCGTCGAGTGGACAGATACTACTGGTCGTCGCCGTGTGTCTAACTATTGGCCAGCAAGCACCACTGCTATCGCAGGAAGTGTTATCGCTTACTTCTATAACGATCAACAAATCGTTTACGAAATTCAAGCTGATGGTTCAATGGCTCAGACCTCAGTTGGTAATGAGTATAACTTTACCAATCTCACCGCTGGTTCTACAACTACTGGTTTGTCCCAATGTACTCTTGGCTCTGCTTCTGCAGTAGGCTCAGGTAACAATGGTCAAATGCGTGTTGTTGATTTGGCTCCCTATGTTGATAATGCTTGGGGTGATGCGTATACAATCGTTCGTATACAAATCTCTAAACCTCAGTTTATCGCTGTTTCTAACGCTATCTAAGGAGGACTGAACTATGGCAGCCCCGATGCGCAGTACGGACTTCCGTTCAATAGTTGAGCCAATCCTCAACGAAGCATTTGACGGAGTTTATGATCAACGTGCCGATGAATGGTCCACAGTTTTCCGTGAACAAGCAGGCATTCCACGTAACTACCATGAAGAACCAGTATTGTATGGTTTTGGTGCAGCTCCTCAGTTACCTGATGGCAGCCCAGTAACCTATCAACAAGGTGGTGTGTTATTCTTGCAACGCTATGTTTACCAAGTATTTGGTTTGGCATTCGCTTTGACTAAGGTTTTAGTCGAAGACGGAGACCACATCCGTATTGGTCAAGTGTATGCTAAGCATTTAGCACAGTCACTCGTTGAAACTAAGGAACTCCTATGTGCGAACATTTTGAACCGTGCGTTCAATAGTTCATACACTGGTGGTGACGGCGTTGCATTGAGTTCTTCTGCTCACCCAATCGTTAACGGCACATTTAGCAACTTGCTAGGTACTGCTGCTAACTTATCCCAGACTTCACTTGAGCAAATGTTGATTCAGGTTCGTCAAGCTGTTGACAACAACGGTAAGAAGATCCGCCTCCAACCATTAAAATTGGTTGTGGCTCCTGGCAACGTGTTCCAAGCCGAAGTGTTACTCAAGTCAGTTCTGCGTACTGGTACAGCAAACAACGACATCAACCCAATTAAATCAATTGGTTTGTTGCCTGAAGGTGCTTCAGTAATCAGCCGTTTGACTTCTGCGACTAACTGGTGGGTTCAAACAGATGCCCCAGAAGGTATGAAGTTAATGATGCGTCGTGCTCTTGAGAAAACCATGGAAGGCGACTTTGAAACCGACTCCATGCGTTACAAGGCGACCGAGCGTTATTGGCCAAGCTGGACAGACCCACGTGCTATGTACGGCACACCTGGAGTCTAATGTAATACAGGGGCTGGGTCAAAAGCCTAGCCCTTTTTTCTTAATGTAATATGTCTATGCTTTTCAAGGAGAAAGACACATGCCACAATTTAGTGATGACCTATTCCTAGGTACTGCTCAAACCTTTATGGGTTTGTCTTATAATTCTACCGAGTGCGTTGTAGTCGGTTCAATTTCAGGCACAACCTTAACTGTAACTTCTTTGCTTTCTGGTGACCCTGTTACCGTTGGCTCATTTATTGGTGGATCTGGCGTAACAGCTGGTACACAAATTACTGCGTTCTTGAGTGGAACTGGCGGCGTTGGCACTTATACTGTCAATACTTCACAGACTGCTTCTAGCACAAATATTTATTTGTCAAATAATGCTTACCTTGGTGATCCTGCTCCGATGGATCTCGGTGTTGGTCCCCTCGGTCGTATTTACATTTTTGACTTGATTCCACAAACATTGCAAACTGCTAACATCGCTGCGAGTCAAACTCCAGCAGGTGCAGCTAACTTGACTTTGACTGCTGGTACAAGTACCCAATCAGTCGTACGTACTGACGGTACTACTGTAGTTCAATTAGATTGTCCTCGCGCTGTTCAATTAACTACTGTTTCTGGTACAATCGGCACTAGCCGCAATTTGACAGTTTCAGGTTACGATTACTACGGTCAAGCTATGACTGAAGTTATTGCCACTGGTACAACTTCAACTTCTGTAGCTAACGTAGCTGGTAAAAAAGCGTTCTATCAGATCTCTAGTATTGCTATCAATGGTTCATTACCTGTTGCAATCACTGTAGGTACTACTGATGTTTTAGGCTTACCAGTGCGCGTTGTTGACGCTGGTTATGTTGTTTCTGTAGGTTGGAACAATACCTTGGCTCGTGATGCTGGTACTTTCACTGCTGCGGTTACTACTAATCCTGCGACTAGCTCAACTGGTGACGTACGCGGTACATACGTTCCATCTTCAGCAAGCAATGGTATTAAACGCCTTGTAATGGGTATTGGCTTGAATGGTATTCAAGTTGGTCCTAATGCAACCCGCACTGGTGCACTCGGCGTAACTCAAGCCTAATAGGAGATAAAATACCATGGCAACAAGTAAATTTATTCGTGAACCAAAAATGTTCACAACCGAGCCTTCAGTTGATGAAGTCGGCGAAGGTATGAAGCGCGGCGGTCATGCAAAAAAGCATGCTCGTGGCGGTCATATTCGCAATGAAGAAGCTGAAATCAAGCGCGTTGAAAAAGAGCTAAAGCATCATGAACATGAGAAAGCCTCTAAAGCTCATCATGGTTTGAAGGCTGGTGGTCGTGCTCCTAAGGCTGGTCCTAATGTTATGGGTGGTTTAGAGGGTGGTATTGAAGCTACTCGTCGTAACCCAAAACATATGACTGAAGGTGTTGAGGGTCCTGGATACAAACATGGCGGTAAAGTTCACCATGTTTCCGGACACCCTGTTGGTTCACATGAGCATCACAAAGCTATGGCTAAGCATCACGCCGCTAAGCACAAAGAAGGCGGTTCTGCGCATCACAAAAAGATGCATGAGCACCACAAGCATGAAGCCAAAATGTGCATGGGTGGTAAGATGCATAAAAAAGATGGCGGTGCTGCTATTGACCGTTTTGAAACTAAAACAACTTTGAAACCAAAAATTGATGTAAAAGATAAAGTAATTGGTGCTAAACAAACTAAATCTTTACACACCAAAACTGAAGGTCTTGAAGGCGCTGGTTACAAACACGGTGGTCATCTTAAGAAATTCGCTAAAGGTGGTTCTACTTCTAAATATCTAAACGATATGAAAGATGGAGCCAAAATGCCGACTAAGAAATCAGGCACTGGTGAAATCAAAGAAGGTCCAGCAGGTTACAAGCACGGCGGTCATGTAGCTCATCACTCCAAAAGCAAGCACGAACATGCTGGACACAAATCCATGCATGAACATGCCTCTAAGCACCACGCCCACGGTGGACATGTTTCCCATAAGGAACACATGGCGCACGGTGGTAAGGCTCACAAAGCTACTGGTGGTAAAGCTAAGAAGTGTAACTGGTAAGAATTAGCGGGGGTTCGCCCCTGCTTTTCTTAAATTTTGGAGAATGAGATATGACTGCATCAGTTTCGTCAGCAACGGTCAAAGGCGCGTATGAGCCGTTTGACTTACAAGTAGCCCGTGGCCAAATTTTTGGACATAGTACTGTAAATATTTACGGATTTCAATCCGCTGTAACAACGACCAATATTCCTCTTTGGGAAAATGCAACTGTATACGCTTTTCCTGGATCAGCTGTAGTAATGACCCTCGCTAGTGCTTCTGCATCTGATACTGCTGTTAAAATTCAAATCAGCGGTCTTGATGCTAATTACAACGTAATTTCTGAAGTTGTATCATTAAATGGTACTACTGGTGTAAACACCGTAAACAGTTACCTGCGTATTAATTCGTTAATCACTACCGCAGGTAATGCTGTAGGTATTGTCACTGCAAAAAATGGCGGCACTACTTACGCTCAAATTAACGTAGGATTCGGTCGTAGCTTGATGTCAATTTACACTGTACCTAATGGATTTGATTTTTATTTAAAGCGCGTTGATGCTAATTCATCTTTCAACGGTAACAATGCTAACTTTATTTATTATCAAAATCAAAGTACAAGTAACACAGGCGTGAATATTATCAGCCAAAAAGCACCATTCGTTACGGGTTACAGCGCATTACGCGTTATGCCTCGTAAGTTTTCTGCAAAAACTGACTTGCAATTTTTGTTTGTAACTAGCGCAAGTACAGCTGCAGTGAACCTAAGTGTTGAAGGTTATTTAATTCAATCTGACGTAGCTCTGAATGTGACTCCTTAATATGCCGCTCATCAAGTCTAAATCTAAAATTGCTTTTGGTAAAAACATTGCTGCTGAAATTAAGGCGGGTAAGCCGCAAAAACAAGCAGTGGCAATTGCATATAGTGAAAAGCGCGAGGCTTCTAAAAAGAAGACTGGCGGAAAAATTAAGAACTGGTGAGCCATGCCCAAGAATGGTCTCTACGCGAATATTCATGCAAAGCAAGAGCGCATTAAGGCTGGCTCTGGTGAAAAGATGCGTCGTGTGGGAGCTAAGGGTGCGCCTACTAAGCAGGCATTTATTGAATCGGCTAAGACTGCTAAAAAGAAATCTGGCGGTGAAGTTTCACTAAGTATTAAAAAGGGTGAAAAGCTACCGACTAGCAAGGGTGCAGGCTTAACAGCTAAAGGTAGAGCCAAGTATAATAAGGCAACGGGGTCTCATTTAAAAGCCCCGCAACCTGAAGGTGGAGCGCGAAAAGATTCATTCTGCGCACGCATGTCAGGTGTAGTAAACAAATCCAAAGGTGATGCGCCTAGAGCAAAAGCATCTTTGAAACGATGGAAATGTCCAGGATGGTAAAATGAGCACTAGCGGAACAGTTTCTCAAACAGTCGTATCGGTTCAAGACCTGATTGACCACGGTGCTCGCCGCGCTGGTAAGTTAGCTGAAGAACTTACAGTAGAGCAAGTAAATGCTGCAAAGACTAGTTTGTATTATCTCTTGTCTAGCCTAGCTAACTGGGGTATTAACTACTGGGCGATTAATAAGGTAGTAATTGGCTTAATCCCTGACCAGACGTATTACTATTTACCCCTCGGTACTGTTGACGTTTTGAACGCTAACTATCGTACAACTAGTAATATCACTACTGGCTCATATAGCACCTCTGGCGTTACTGCTAATGCATTTGACGGTGTGGGTCAGAACATATGTCAACTCACAAATAACACTGGGGCAATCGGTATTAACGGCGGCTCAGGTAGTCCGCTTTATATTAATACTGTTGGTATTCTCTCTGCGGTAACTGGTTCGGTTACTATTGAAATTCAAGCATCAAGCGACGGTACAACATGGGAAGTTATCGAGGCTCCTGGAGCTGTAAACTGGGTAGCTGGGCAATGGCTCTATTATGATTTAGAAGCTACTGCTACTTTACCATATTGGCGTATCCAGCAGGTCAGCGGTATTAACATGGGTGTGCGTCAAGTTCAATTCGGTACAATGCCAGTGGCAATCCCTATGGCTCGTATGAACAGGGATGATTATTCAAACCTACCGAACCGTCAATTTCAAGCCTTACGCCCCCTGCAATATTGGTTCAACCGAACTATTAATCAGCCGAATATGGAAGTCTGGCCAGTGCCAAACTCTATTCAACCTCAGATTGAACTCTGGCTTAACCGCTATATTCAAGACGTAGGTGATTTGAACGGGGAAATTGAGATTCCACAATACATGTACCTTGCGATTCAATGGGGATTGGCTCATCAGATGGCATGTGAAATGCCTCAAGTTGACCCTCAGCGCATCGTATATTGTGAACAACAATATGAGAAACACTTAATCATGGCTCAGAATGAAAACCGCGATAAATCGCCTATTTATTTTGCTCCAAACATCAGTTACTACACAAGGTAACTCATGCCAAAGTGGTTAGACACCCTCGGAAATAATGTGCTGAGCATCGCTATCTGCGATCGCTGTAAAATGAAACGCGCATATAGCGAGATTATTCCTGACGGTAATATCCCTGCCTTGCGGGTATGCCAAAATGGCTGTTCTGATCAATTTGACCCGTATCGCCTACCTGCTCGTCAACCAGAAAAAATCACAATTCGATTTCCGCGCCCTGATGCAGACATTGCGGTTTATAATGACGCTATTACGACGGATCCTAACGTCGCAAATACGCCTAACGACGTAACACAAGGAACTGAAGGTGAATGGGGTATTGCGCCTGAAACTTCAGAGGATGATATTGACGGAAACTTGGATTCATTAGCGCCATGAACGATTCTTTTGTATACTCTTGGTCAGATTATAAAACCGCTAAGGTGTATGTAGGGGTTCATAAAGGTTTTGAAGATGACGGTTATATTTGTTCTTCTAAGTATATGCTTAAAGAATACAAAGAAAGACCTCAAGACTTTACTCGTGAAATTATCGCTAAAGGCGCGTGGAAAGATTGTATAGTTTTTGAGAAAAAGATCAATCAACAGCTTATAAAAAACATTGATACAACTTACAATCGCCACGCTTTTCCAGCAATTGTAAATAATGCTGAAACTAGAAAAGAAATAGGTAGAAAACTTTCAATTAGATTTAAAAATAGAATTGTTCCTCCTGAAGTTGGGCTTGCCATTTCAAAAGCTAAAACAGGTGTTAAACTTTCTAAAGAACACTGTGAAGCGTTAAGTAAAGCTCAAACAGGTAGAAAAGATTCTCCTGAAAGAATTGCTAATCGATCATTAGCTTTAAAAGGTATAAACAAATCTCCTAAATCTGAAGAAACAAAAGCTAAAATTAGCTTGAAAATCAAAGCTCTTTGGCGAGATCCTGAATATAGAGCGCGGTTAGTAAAAGCTCACACTTCTAGTAAAGATTAATTATGGCAAATATTAGAATTTCACAACTACCAACTGCTCCTTCAGCCATTACTGGCGCTGAGTTAGTACCGATTGTTCAAAATGGTGAGACTGTTCAGGCGACTGTTAATCAATTAGTTTCTAGTCCCGCGCAAACTCAAACCTTCCTGACTGTAAACCATGAACCAACACTCCCTAATAGCCGTTATTTTGGCGTTGGAGTTGGTATTGGGATTACTGATACTGGTGCTCAAGGTAAGTTTTCATTATTTCTAAACGGAACGTCTGGCTCGCTTGAGACAGCGGGTTACGGTCTAATTGTAAAGACAGGTGCGGGTGCAATCGCTGCACGTGTGTTATCTGCCTCAGGAGCAGGTCTTTCAATAACGAATGGTGACGGCATTAGTGGTAACCCTACAATTGCTCCAACGGGTCTTCTCTACTCCCTCGCAAATCTGAGTGGCACTGGGCTAATCTTTTCAAACGGGAGCACTCTCAGCCCTCTGAGCATCGCTGGAACCACAAATCAGATTAGCGTAGCCAGCGGTAACGGAGTAAGCGGTAACCCGACAATTTCATTCGCTAGTGATGCTATATTCCCTGGAACTGCAGGTATCACTGTACCGAACGGTACTACGGGTCAAAGACCTATAGCTCCGAACCTCGGTCAGATGCGATATAACACTACTACCTCCCGTTTTGAGTTTTACGAGGGTGGAATGTGGGCAGTAATCGGGATTGGTGACGGCACTGTAACTCAAGTGAACGGAACAGCTAACCAGATTAATGTAATCAATAATACTACCACTCCTACGGTAAGTATTGTAAATAATCCTACGCTTCCTGGATCGGGTGGTGTATTAATCCCTATCGGCACTACCGCGCAAAGACCTGGATCAGGTAACGGAACACTACGTTATAACTCTGACACTGGAACTTTTGAGGGTTATGCCAATGGTATTTGGGGCGCGATTGTCACAGGTTCAGGTGTAACTTCCGTTGCTACGGGTACAGGCTTAACTGGCGGACCGATTACTTCAACTGGTACAATTTCAATTGCTAATACTACCGTAACTGCGGGTAGTTATGGTTCGGCTTCATCAGTAGGTACGTTTATTGTAAACGGTCAGGGTCAACTTACCACTGCGGCTTCGGTAGCTATTAGTATTGCTCCTAGTCAGATTAATGCAACCATACCTAACAGTGGTTTAACAAATAGTTCAGTTACTGTTGGCTCCACCAATATTGCCCTCGGTGCTACTAGCTTAACGCTCGCAGGTTTGACTTCAGTCACTGTGACTCAAGACCCGATTTCCGCATTGCAGTTAGCAACTAAACAGTATGTTGACAATATTGCTCAAGGCTTAAACACAAAAGCACCTGTATTGTGCGCTACTACAGCGAATATTACTCTTTCAGGTGAACAAACTATTGACGGCGTTACGACTTCAGCTAGTCGCGTATTAGTTAAGAACCAAAGTACTGCCGCTAATAACGGTATTTATCTTTCTGGTTCGGGAGCTTGGACTCGTACTGCTGATGCTAATACCTGGAACCAATTGGTTTCTGCTTACGTATTGGTAGAAACAGGAACCATTAATGGTGACACAGGTTGGGTATGTACTAGTGATCCAGGTGGTACACTCGGGGTTACAGCGGTAACTTGGGTTCAATTCTCAGGCGCAGGTACTTACACGGCTGGCACAGGCTTAACCCTGACTGGTACGCAGTTTAGTATTACCAACACCGCAGTAACCGCTGGAACCTACGGTAACGCCGCACGGAACATGACGCTAGTAGTTAATGCTCAAGGTCAAATCACTTCATTGATTGATCAACCTATTAGCATAGCACCAAGTCAAATTAACGCTACAATACCTAATTCTGGACTCACAAACAGCTCAATCACCATCAATGGCTCAGCAATTAGCCTCGGTGGATCAGTTAGCGTAGGTACTGTAACTAGCGTAGCGGCTTTAACCCTCGGTACTACGGGTACTGATCTTTCATCTTCTGTGGCAACAGGAACTACTACTCCCGTTATTACCTTAAATGTTCCTACTGCCTCGGCTACTAACCGTGGAGCACTTTCAGCTGCTGATTGGACTACATTTAACGGTAAGGCTCCTGGTACAACTTTTACTACAAACTACATACCTTACGGTCAAGGCACAACGACTCTTAACCAGTCATCTAGTTTACAGTTTGACGGAACTAACTTAAATGCTCCGAATAGCGTAACCACTGGCGGTCATTACTCAAAAGGCGCGTTCGGTGGAACCTATGCTGATGGTATTGTTCTAGATTATGTAACTGGTAACGGGCGATTCAGTGTAGGCACGGCTGATGGATATACTTGGTACAATGGTGGGTTAGCAAATACTTCACTCGCAGCATTAACTTCCGCTGGTAACTTTTCAGCAATCGGAACTGGAACATTCGTCAACGGTATTGGTGGCGGAAACTTTTAATTGTATCAATTTAAAGCTATAATTTTGCAAAAGGATTAATTATGCCACAATCAGGATTCACGCCCGTTCAAACATATTCCAGTTCAACTCCTGGGAATGTACCTCTCGCAGCTAATTTAACCAATACGACTCAGGGTGCTGAGTTAGCCATCAATATTGCTGACGGCAAGTTATTCTACAAAGATTCTTCTGGCGTAGTGCAAGTTATCGGCACAAAAGGTGGCGTAGGCACATCTTCTACTACTCAAGTCCTTTATAACTCTAGTGGATTAGTAGTTGGTTCTGCCAACATGACCTTTGATGGTTCTACACTTACTACCCTTAATTCTGCCTACACAGGCACACTTACAGGCGGTACAGGAGTAGTTAATCTAGGTTCAGGACAGTTTTATAAAGATGCTAGTGGTAATGTAGGTATTGGTGTTACACCTAGCACTTGGAATACAGATTACAAAGCATTACAAATTGGTAATTATTCCTCGTTTTATGGTCGTGTTAGTTCAAACGAAACAGGAATAATGAATAATATGTATAGAAATGGGTCTGCCCAATATACATATTTAAATAGTGCAGCAGCAGCATGGTATTACATATCAGGCAGTAGCCATAACTGGACTAGTTCAGCATCAGGAACTGCTGGTAATGCTGTTACAACAACACAAGTTTTATCTGTTGATAGGGGACTTACTCTTGCTTTGCAAGGTGCATCTTCAAATTCTGGCACAGGTATAACATTCCCAGCAACCCAATCCGCTTCATCTGATGCAAATACACTAGATGATTATGAAGAAGGTACTTGGACACCTGTAGTTTCTATGAATTCAGGCACTTCTTCAGGCGGAAGCGGTAGTGGAACTTATATAAAAATTGGTAGGCAAGTTACAGTAACAATGTATCTAAATTTAGGCACTGTATCTGTTGGTGGAACTATAAATGGTTTTACAGGGTTTCCATTTAATTCACAAAATACAAATCAAGTAGCCGTTGGTTTAGCACGAGAAAATGCTAACACAGGGTTTGGTTGGGAGATTCGTGTAAATGCCAATGATAGCAGTGGTTTATTAAGAACAACATCTTCAAATTCAGCTAATGTGGCAACTGGCGATACTTTTGTTGGAACTGTAACTTATTTCACTTCATAACTAACGTGGATTCGTTAGTTGGACACTTAAAG